GGGGTAGTTAAATCTTCAGACAAATAATATTATTATATCAAGAGCACGTGCTCAAGGAACTCATAGAGTTCGTAAATGTCCGGTATGAACGTGAGATGTCAGAACACCCAGTAGCTCTCACGATACTGAGTGTAACACAGGAATAAAGATAAAACAGCCTTGGTGTTATGGGGCTGAGTGGGAGTGTCTATCGACATTACGCTTATCAAAAGTTTAATGCGGATCACGCGACGGCGTGTCGCTAACGTTGTTAGCTAGGTTTTAACGTGCCTTACCACGTTATGACTTAGTCATAATCTTCACGAGCTAGTGGAGGGAACCCACACCATACGCCGAAGGTACAATCATCAGCTCCTGCTCTTAAGAACTGAGTTGTGGTTTCAACTTGGTGGAATACGTCAAATCTAGCCGTGGAAGTGCCATGCTCACCAACTGGTTTGGTGTAAGTCGACACTAAGTAGTTCGAATATCCTGACAAAGTCTGGGTTCCGAAATACTGAGGGATGGTAACAACCATACCCCAAGTATTCTTCAATAAGGATGCACACGAGTTAGAGTAAACTCTAAACAAAGACGACCAAGACGTCGCAAACGTCGAATGCGTCGCTGGTGTCGTGATGTTTCCTTGTATACCATTTGTGAGCACTCCTATAACAGGGGCCTCAGATGGAACCTCATCTAATATGGCAATACGCACTCCACCTCTTCTAAGAGCATACATGAACGAGAAAAGATTGTAATAATCTCTTGGCGTTCCCATAGTGAATGTGCTTGGCGTTGCTGTGCCATTATTAGTCATTGCTGATGCAATGAAAGGGAACAAACCTGATCTAACATTGGCTGGGGTTGAGTTTCTAGTGTAAAAACCAAACCTTCTGCACATTGCTCTTAGATTAGATATTTTCTCACCAATACACGAGGATTCGTTTTCAATAGGTGACTGATTTATTTTCGTATTACCTATAGTGCCCGTGTCAAAATTACCAGAAACTTCTATGTCTCCCATTTGGGTACTTAAAGTTGTAGGCGCAATTGGGCAGATTACACATGGATTGGGACATGCCAATTCAAAGTCCTCTGACCCTTTAACTTCTACCATAACCTTAACGGTTGAAGACACAGTAGATGGGGCTTTTAGCGGATTCAAAACCACTATTTTAATTCTGGCAAACGGTGTGCCATCAGTGTTAACCGACCCTCTCCACGTTGAACTAGTCTTCTTCCAGGGTGTCACCGAGATAAAAGGAACAGCTATCTCGAACTCATTACAAGTTCTTGTATCAATAACGGTTCTGCTAAGATACGATTCGGAAGTAGAGTTGAACGTAGTGGTGGCGTTAGCTGAAGCGTCGTATGGTGCTATCAAGACCAACAATCTACCTGAGTGAAACTCTGTTTTCACAAACTTAAATTTATAGGTCACGCCGCCTCTATAATAGGCAAACATAGTCGTTAACCCAGTTATAGGCGCCACGACAACGTTGCTGTTTATACCCGCTGAGTCCGTTATCTGCTGGTAATATGATGAAGGATCGACAAGTTCATCGTACAAGACGGCACCAACAGCGTCACTAGTGGTCCAAGTTAGTTTTTCGTCGTAACAATATATTGATTTGATAAAGTCGATCGACATTTCGTCAATAGAAGTGCCGAAGTAACCTGGGTGTTGATCAACATGATTCTCAACTGAGTGCGCTACCACAGAATTTGCTAATGCGCAATCCGCATTAAACAAACCTTGATAGTAACCTAAAGTTCTATAATCAGGTGACGCCATAATGTTAGGTTTACTAAATCCAACATATGACGCAGCGCCTGCTATATAATTCGCCACCCAAGACACTGTATCAAACACAGCACCTGTCAACTTCTTAGCATTGCTAGCTGTGTTAGACACACTCTTAGCAACGCTAGATATAGGACCATTTCCAAAACTTTCGCTAACTGTAATATCACCCATCTGAGTCTGTAAGCCGTTAGCAAACAGCTCAACATCCTCAAAATGAACAAATATATCGTATCCTGCTGTAGTCCCTGATGTAGGCACTATAGCATCGTACGTATACAGTGAAACGAAGCCTGGATCACCATAGGTAGGCCCTACACCCCCCGTCAAATAATTTCGAACTGGCCAGGCTAGCGTATGAGAAACGTAGGGAACTCTAAGAACGACCTGAGTGTCCTTATTGACATCTATATCAACTCTTGGTAACTGGGTCACAGTTTTTAAACTGTAAAGCTTCATGGTTCTCCAAGGATCTGATGGTCCAGTTCCTGCTGTCATAGCATAACTTCCTCCTCCTGTAGGCACCCAAGCTAATATATACCGACCTTGATCAAACCTGGTGGCATTAATCATAATGGTATACACAGCTGTTCCCTTAAACGCAAAAACTCCATCCAATTTTCTAAGATACATGTTGGTGCTATATAATGGTGCTAGCACACTCCACGTATCCACTTGACCAGCATCAGTAGTGGAAAAATTACCCGATCTCCATCTCACTGGTTTTGCAAAGAAATCCTTAATAGATTGTCTAGTGCCGTCAGAAACTGTTGACACTAACTGCTTCATCAATGGCGCAGTGCTGGAGTACGCATACTCGCGTTGTCCCGCATTTATCACATTTGAGACATTGTCACCCAATAACTCAGTGTGAGTTTCTAGCTTTTGGGACACCTCTCCAGCTGTACCCTGTTGATCGATAGCGTTCATTTGGGTAAAAATAATATGTTCTTTTAGTTTAGCAGAGTCATGGTTCTCAAAGAGTAAAGAACCACGTCTGATCGTCTTAATTGCGTTGCTTGTAATTTTCATGGTTTATTTTAAAATTGCCAGTTTCGGTGATAGCGACACACATATTTTTGTATTTTATTTTTAAATTGTTTTTGTATTTTAGTTATTTTATATTTAAAAGAATAAAGGAAAATAAAATTGAAATAAAAATTAAAAGAATAAAATAAAGCGAAGCGGGATGTGGAAGACACTAATAGTAGTAGTCCAGATTAATAGCATATTCAAGTGCTATTTTCCAGCTAGATACGTTAGGCACAAAATCCACATTGACATCCGCTTTAATTACCTCGTCGAAAAATTCATCGAAGGCTTTAGGGCCATGTAATGCCATCTCCCATAGAGAGGTATTGACATTAGTCTTCGTAATAGTCATAAATCCTTTCTCTTTAGTCCAGTAAGGTGTTTCTCTGATCACTCGTTTGTCTAGAGGTGCTACATATCTATTAGCAAGTGGTTCGAATCTAAAACTCCTTTTTAAGAAGTTAACTTGCGTTATATCTCGACGAAATAAGTCTGCTGCCCCCTTGTGTTCAGGGGTGTAAGTTAGACCCAATTCAGCCATAAACACACCAAGTTTGTCTTCACTAAAGACGTCAATGTACTCTGGCGATGTTGAGTATACACTATCGTCGCCTAGAGCACACAGATAAACGTGGTCTTGAAAGTTAGAAAGTTCTACGAGACTATTGCCTGTTGCTCTAAAGAAGCAATACCTATACGCTATACCATTATACATAGTATTGATGATTGACGTCAAAGCATGCCCACTAGGTAGGCTAGATACCCACGTATAAACAAATCGTTTAGGACTTATGTGAACCGAGTTATAAACGTCAGCCCACAGTACTTCACGCACCAACTTATTGGTAGGACCGTCGTCGTACCATCTGTTGATGATGCGCAGTATCTCCATGTGTACTTCAACTTTTTCAGAGCCATCGTAAGCGCTATAATCACCTGCTCCTATATTTTTCTGTGAACTATCCCCAAATTTAAGTAGTTGCCGTGCTAGAACATCCCACTCTTCGCCAAAAGGGTTAGCTCCTATAGCTGAGCCGTTGAATATTCTATTTTTCTTGTACCATGAGGTAAAAGCTCCAAAATACATTCTAACTAATATAAGATAGTCTAAGGGACCAGAACTAAACATTCTGGTTTTTCCTTTTTCAACTTTCTCTATAACGTCCTTAGCATCCTTCAAACAGTCCACAAAGAGATATTCTGTGCGTATACCTTTTCGTGCATCTGATTCTTGACTTAGAACAGCCTTTTTGAGCTCCTCTACCCTTTCATTATCCATGTCATATTCGTCTCCTGTACCAAACCAGTAAGTTTTTCCGGGACACTTTCTAATAGCTGGATCAGTTATGTATGGGTAACCTGGGCTAGTTCCTCGTGGAATAGCTAAATAATCTTCATCACCTTCTATACCAACGACTGCTTCTTCGAACGTGAGCACTTTTTTCTCAACATTCTTAGAAGATGATCTTAGTATATCCAAATAATATGAGTCAGCAACGAGCTTGATTAATTCGCTATCTATGAGAATATTCTGCGTGCAATACTTTGCCAAGCACAACTCCATAGGGTCTATAATTTCACCCTCTGTGTTTTTAAATGGCACCATATGCGCTGGTTTCATAGTTGCAGCGCCCCAACCTCCATAAAACGGACTTTTGACAAGCTTAGATTTGCCATTAGTTGCTACCACTATTTCCGTATCATAAAGTCTGTCAAATTGGCCGTTAGAGAATGTCGCATTCGACTGGAGTCTAACAGTCTGGTCTTTCATAAGAATGACTGGAGAATTAAAATCAACTAGGGCTGATATTATATCCTCCTTAAATATTGCTGTAGAATAACCTACACCAATTGAGGGTGCTCCTGCATAGTGAATACCAAATAACTTGGCTGTCGCTGCAAATTTGTTAAAGAAGAACAAAGGTGTACCACAATCACCTGGCTCAGTGAAAGCGTGGTACTCATAGGCCACGTCAACATACGTCTCGCCTGTTTTGCTATCTTTGCTAGCCGCAACGATATTCTTTGACAATTTGCATGTTACCATATTTTTAAAATAAGCGTTTCCGTCGTAACCATAAAGGTAACCTTCTTTATCCCTCACTTTAGCAGCATCTTCTCTCGTTCCTAGAAACCTCGTAATATCTTTAAATCTACGCATGCCTGTTGGAACCTTACATAGAATAATATCTTGTGAAGACAATCTGGTGTTTTCAAATATACTGTCAGTAGCAATGAAGTCACCTACTGTGGTGAAAAACTCCAAACTTCCTTCAGCAGAAGATCCTTGCTTGAAGAATTTTATAGGTGCTCTAGTAAATGAAGGGTTGCTTTCCACACTCTGTCGTAAAAATTGAACGAAGTGCCTATTGCAAATTGCTATATTATCTCGTATAACAGTTATGCAACCGAGCCTCTTGTATATATCAGATTCAGGTTTTTCTTTAACTGACATTACAAAAACACTATCTTTAACTATAGCATTTGCTATGTTATATCCATTAGGGTCCATTACTTGGCCCATTTCGTGATAAACAGTGTCTTCAATTGCATACTTATAGAGTTTTTTATGACCCTTATTTTTCTTATGGGGTCTCTTCTTACTGCTCTTAGGGGGTACCTCATTCGTAGTGTCGGAGTGTAAGGACAAAAAGTTTTCTTCCTCGTCACTAGATACGTCTTCACGTGAGGTATCTGGTGCCAAATAATTTTTGACGACATTAAAGCACTTGCTAGTGGTGTATAACCCAAAGCCTAATACAATCATGCTAACATTCACATCATTTGATAAGAAATCTAATGCAGATTTCGTAAACCTATAATAAGTTGTTTTAAAAGTTTCAGCAAAGACTGCCCAGTAAGTTTGTAAAGTTTCCAACAAACTAGACGGTCTTTCTGTGGTCGTTTCAACTTCCATTTCCCATACCACATTTCTGTGTTCTGAGATTAAAGCTGTGTCGGAACATTTATCCATAAATAACTCGGGATCTTGTATAATATGTTTGAACGACCCATTACCATAGACACTAGGTATGACAAAGAAAAAACTTTGTTCTATCATCTCCAATGACAGGTGATAACCAGCGCTCTTGAGAAGTTTCTCGTATAGTTCTATGGCTATTTCTAGCTTTTCACTAGCTATGGTCTTTTCCAATTTGTCGGAGTAGTATGCTGTAACGAGTTTATCCGTTTTCTTGCACTGTATCTTAAGGTTGAATTTTGTATCATCCAAATTGTCGTCTTCTAGGTCATCCCAAGAGAAACCCATTTGCGTCTCAAGTCCTGGGATTCTCGCTCGAAGAACCTCTTGAATTTCTAAATTCTTCTGATCACAATACATAAGTTTTCTCTTGTGCAAGTCAACCATTCTACTTATTAAAGTCGAATAACTGACTCTTTCTTTAATAGCCCCACTCCTAGGATCATACAAAACGTAATCAAACAAAAGGTTAGGATCTGTTGAAACAAGACCCAAAGGTCCTTTAGGCAAGTTAGGATTGTTAAAATCTAGTTTGTGTTGATATGGATCCAAATTAATTGTATCCTTAGTGCAAAATTCATCTTTAGGCGTCTGATACACTGCAAAATCAATTCTACGAGAAAACGCTTCTTGATCCCTAAGAGATTCAACAATAGGCACCGGAATATTTGTGGTAGCAACTATCAAATTGCATTTAAAATATGTGTTACCTTTACTGTCGACATCTGCTTTATGCACTCTGTAGGGCCAATCGCCATACATTCTCATAATGTTAGCATGGGCATTGTCAGGATTAAATGGATCAATGAGGAATTGATTGAGGTCGTCGTAAACTATAACTTTAGCATCCGTTGTAAAACCATCCATGTACTTCTCTTCTTCGTATCTGAAGTAAGTCCATCTATTAGAATCAATCAAAACCTCCCTGTACTCAGCATCCGTTAACAGTGCTTTATTCCAGTCAGCTATGATGCGTTCTGTAACTTGTGATTTGAAGTTACCTGGCACACTAGCTATAACTAGTGAAACTGGTTCGACGCGTTTTCCATCGTCCGTGTATGATGCTATTCTAAACTTGTCTAGAATTTTATCCAATCTACCAATTTCTGACCGAATTAAGTCTCTAAGTGTTGTATTATGGTGACTAATAGTCAGCCCACTATAATACTTCTTAAGTCTCTTATTTAGATCAAAAATTTTGTCTCCCTCAGATCGACATACCACCACGCTGTTGTCGAAATATCTTCGAGTGAATGCGTCAACCTCTGTTAAGAGATCTACAACCTCTTTATCGTGCACGTTGCACGTTTTGAGCCATAGTGGTATTTTATCTGATGGTACCAAAGCATCTACTATCCATTGGAGCAGATCTATTATGGTCTCAAACATGTCTCTAAATGACCGTTTGGCCTTAGAGTAGTCCATGGTTTTCTCCCATAAAGATGCTGACACGGGTTTTCTACCTGGGTAGATAAGTGCGTATAATCCAACACACATGGCACCCATAAAATCAACTGCTGGATTAGCCATTTGTGTGACTACTGTTCGTGATTTTGCAAAAAGACCCATCGCGAACTCGCATATTCTCATTATATGTTTTCTGTTGACCAGTATTGCACCCATCAACAACAACATATTTTTCGGAGAAATCAAAGCTACGTCGCACATGTAATCATGTGCTACAGAGGCACATAACACAGCTATTGACCCCATTTGTAAAGGGCTGTAGTCAATAAGTGAACTAGTCGTCGTGGCTATAGAATCTACCATTGCGCCAGATGCCACTTCTTTAAAAATAGTTTTAATATCTTCCTGGGTCGTGGAGTTAACACTATTAATTAGTTCTCCAATCTTCTTGGACACATGATCTCTATCATGCGTCACATCTGAAATAAGGGTTGCCATCGCAGATACGACCTCTTGTAACTTGTCGTTCGTATCCAGTACGGCTTCACCTAAATAATCGGGAAAAATGGAAATTAATCCCATTTGTAACTGCACAATATCAGCATCTTTGTGCAGCAACTCACACAACCATTGTGGCTTCAAAAAAGAAGCAACTAAGTTGCACATAGGGCACGCTCTCTCGTCTGTACGCAGATCATTGACGGTAGAGGTTACCCTTCTATATGTTATAGTGTCAGGATGTAAAGTTTTACATCTTGATAGTTTTTTCGCGCTTTGTAGTTCGTTAAAACATACTCGGCACGAGGGCTCATTTGTAATGTGTTTTTGTGTTTTTATTTTATTGTTGGTACCTTCATTATAGTCATCTGACTTAACATAACCCGACGCCGAAAGCACCTCTGGTGTTTCTCTAACGGAATGTGGTTTTTGTACTGTTTTGTTTAATGACTTTGCGTAATTCAACCTTGCTTTAGGCAAAGATGGCCCGTCGGCGAGTCGGTTCTCTAGCCCTGTACAGCTCATCCCTTTTGGGGTACTGTCATGGGCGAGGCGCTCCTCAAGCCTAACGTTTCTCAATTTGCTAAATGCTACGGGATCACGACTTGGTAGTGTGGTTACTTGCCCTAATACTGGACTTTCGCTCAGACTACTTGAAAATAATCGGTTTTTAACAAAAG